CCTATATCGCAAGTTTACATACACAAACCAAGAACGATATACATTAGATCACATTGCATTTGTTGAACTAGGTGAACGTAAAGCAGGCAATCCATACGAAACATTTAAAGAATGGTATCAGAAGGACTATCAATCGTTCATTGAATACAACATCCAAGACGTTGAGATTGTGGACAAGCTAGAAGACAAGATGCGTCTTATTGAATTGTGTCTGACTATGGCATATGATGGTAAGGTAAATATGACTGATGTTCTTGGTCAAGTTCGATATTGGGATATTGTAATTTACAATCACCTTCGCAAAAAGAATATTGTTATTCCACAAAAGAAGGAACATGAGAAAAGTGAAAAGTTTGAAGGCGCCTATGTAAAAGACCCACAGGTGGGTATGCACAACTGGGTCATGTCTTTTGATTTGAACTCTTTGTATCCTCACCTTATCATGCAGTATAACATTTCGCCAGAGACATTGGTGAATGGTGGAGCTGACATGGTTGAAGGAATGGTGGATAAAATCCTTGCGGGTAAAGCAAAGAACGATACGGAGTATTGTATGACTCCAAACGGTGCTTTTTTTCGTAAGGATGTCAAAGGATTTTTGCCAGAAATAATGGAGAATGTATATAATGATCGAGTCAAATATAAGAAACTTATGCTCGAAGCTAAACAAGAGTATGAAGATACTGGCAACACCGCTTTACTCAAGAAGATATCTCGATACGATAACATCCAAATGGCGAAGAAGATTTCTCTTAATTCCGCTTACGGTGCAATTGGTAATAATTGGTTTAGGTATTACGATCTGTTGGTTGCTACAGCAATTACAACAGCTGGTCAGTTATCTATACGATGGATTGAAAAGAGTCTTAACATTTATCTCAACAAATTGTTGGAAACTAAAGATATGGATTACGTCATTGCTTCTGACACGGATTCTGCCTATATCAGTTTTGACAAACTTGTTACTAAATTGTTTCCGAAGGGAACTCCGACTGAAAAGATTGTCAACTTCTTGGACAAGATTGCAAAAGAGAAGTTGGAACCATTTATTGATAGGTCTTATCAACATCTTGCTGAGGAGATGAATGCATACGAACAGAAGATGCAAATGTCAAGAGAAGCTATTGCTGACAAGGGTATTTGGACTGCTAAGAAACGATATATCCTTAATGTTCATGACATGGAAGGTGTTAGGTTCAAAGAACCATATCTAAAGATCATGGGTATAGAGGCAGTCAAGTCATCTACGCCTGCACCTTGTCGAGAGAAGATTAAACAGGCCTTGAAGATCATGATGAGTGGTGATGAGAAGATGCTAAATAAGTTCATACAAGAGTTTCGGGAAGAGTTTATGAAGTTACCACCAGAGGATATTGCATATCCTAGAAGCTGCAATGGTGTGCAAAAGTTTCGTGGTGATTCACAGTTGTTTGCAAAAGGAGCTCCAATTCATGTTAAGGGAGCAATCCTATACAACCATCTTGTCAATAAACAGAAGTTGCATAACAAGTATCCATTGATACAGGAAGGTGACAAGATACGATTTCTTCATTTGCGGCAACCAAATGTATTTCAGTCTTCTGCCTTTTCTTTTATGACAGAAGTACCAAAGGAACTTGACATTGCTGGTAAAATAGACTATGATATGCAGTATGAAAAAAGTTTTGTAGAACCACTAAAGGTTATAACAGATAAAATGAATTGGTTGCTAGATAGCAGCTATGGTGTCCAAGGTAGTTTAGAGGAGTTTTTTGGATGAGTGATTTTTTGAGAGACATTGCGAAGTTAAATGAATACGGAGGCATTGTCGATGACGGTGTAGAAGCAGGGGATGTTTCTACTTTTATTGATACGGGAAGTTATATTTTCAATGCATTGCTGAGTGGTAGTGTTCATGGGGGATTGCCTGCGAATAAGATTACAGCTATTGCAGGAGAGAGTGCAACAGGTAAGACATTCTTTCTTATGGGTATGGTCAAGAGTTTTCTCGACAGTGATCCAAATGCGGGTGTTATATTCTTTGAGAGTGAAAGTGCAATTACAAAACAGATGGTGGTTGACAGGGGAATTGATCCAAAGCGTATGGTGATGATGCCTGTGACTACTGTGCAGGAGTTTCGCACACAATCTCTCAAGGTGCTTGACAAATACATGGAAACAGATGAATCTGAGCGACAGCCCATGTTTATGTGTCTCGACTCACTTGGTATGTTATCTACTACCAAGGAAGTTGAGGATACTGCTGAAGGTAAAGAGACGAGAGACATGACACGGGCACAGGTTCTCAAAGCAGCGTTCCGAGTTCTGACATTGAAACTAGGAAGGGCCAAAGTGCCGATGGTTTTAACAAATCACACTTATGATGTGGTAGGTTCTATGTTTCCTCAAAAGGAAATGGGTGGTGGCTCTGGACTTAAATACGCCGCATCCTCTATTGTTTATTTGAGTAAGAAGAAAGAGAAAGAAGGTACAGAGGTTGTTGGAAGTATCATTCACTGCAAGAACCACAAGAGTCGATTGACCATAGAAAACAAGATGGTTGATGTGAGACTTATGTATGAGCGTGGATTGGATAGATACTATGGACTGTTAGAGTTGGCTTTGAAATACAAAATATTCAAATCAGTATCAACTCGTATTGAATTGCCAGATGGAACAAAGACTTTTGGTAAGACAATTAATAATGACCCTGAGAAATATTTCACTCCAGAAATTATGGAACAATTAGACGCTGCGGCCGGAGATGAATTTAAGTATGGATAATTTAGTTAGAGTATATGAAAATGTTTTAGACAAAGATACTTGCATAAAATTGATTGAAAAATTTGAGGCACATACAGAACATCAAGAAAAAATGCAAGATAATAAAATGTCATTTACACAAATAGACTTTCGTAAAAATATGTCAGGATGGAAAATTGAAATGGCAAACCTTATAGATATTTGTTTTCCATATATAACAAAATATAAAGAAGAGTTTGATCCAATTTGGCCAGAACGTCATGCATTTGAGAGTTTTAAAATCAAGCGATATATGCCAGATGGTATTGACGAATTTCCTCGACATGTAGATGTTTCAAGCTACGAGAATGCTAGAAGATTTCTTGTATTCTTTTTGTATTTGAATGATAATGAAGCTGGAGAAACAATGGTAGATAATGTGGTTTCAAAATGCAAACAAGGTAATATGCTAGTATTTCCTCCAATGTGGACACACCCACATAGTGGAGAGAAACCCACAAAGAAACCAAAATATATCGTGGGAAGTTACCTACATTATACATAGTGCTTGACAAACCATTGTAAATACTCTATCGTATAAATAGTTAAAATATTTGTACATATGGAGTCATTGATGAGTTTGCAACAACACATTAGGCAATTGAAGCCGAGAAACGAATCTACTGTAAATCATGTAGGTAAGCTTCAATCTTTTCTATCAGAAGCATATAGTTTTTTTCCAACATCAGAAGAAGAAATATCAAAAACTCTTGCAGATTGGCCACATGAAAGTGTTGCTGATGTTATTAGCTTGTTCAATTACCTAAAAGGTATGGATGAAACTCCTATCAATATAGACTTAAAGAAACAAAAAGATATCAACGTATCTAGGACAATTAAAGGTACTTATGATATTAGTGATATCAAAACTAATGCTGATTTAAAAACTGTCCGTATTAAATTTGGTAACGGTTCTAAAGGTAATCGTGGTGCAAATAATAGAGGCAATGCATTTGAAACCCAATTTGCAACAGCTCTTAATGATTGGTTTGCTCGGGGTGTTGATGAGGTAGCTGACAGTGAAATTTTAGATGCTATCTTAGATTTGGATAAGACATACAAATTAAGTGAATCTAAATGGTTAAAGGTGGATGTAGTTGGCGGTGAGAATACTAAAAGACCTCTTGATTTTTCTGGTAATATAATAATAACAAATACTAAAGGTAGTGGTAATGATATTGGCACCAGTGTTACAGATATCACTCTTACAAAGGATAATGGCGAAAAGATTTATTTGAGTCTCAAGTTTGAGACTACTACTACATTCTTTAATGTAGGAATCAGAACAAAATTACGTCAATCAGAAATAGATAAAGGCGAAATTAAAGATAGTGATGGTAAAAAATTACTAGAACTATTTGGTATTGATAATAAAAGATTTTGCACTATTTTTAATGATAAAGTAAAAACAAATGGTGGTAAAGTAGTTACCAAACCAAAAGCAACTGATATCAAGGCACTATTAGAGAGTGGTATAGGATACGGATATCATGTCATTCATAAAATGAAGGGCCAAGTTTTATCTAAGAAAATGGATGAAACTGCAATGAAGGCCGCAGCAAAAGTTGGAACTTGCACCGTACATTATGGTGGTAAGTCCGGCAAAGGAAAAAGAATTGACATGGAGATGAGTTCTCCTTATTATAAATTCAAACTAAATATTAGAGATACACAAGGAAAAGACGGATACCCCACACGAATGATGTGTGATTTTACGACTTTGAAGGTAAAGTAAATGAAGAACTTTAAAGACATATACGAAAGAACTATGGACGTTACACAACGAAAGCAGATGGCAAAACGTATGGCTAAAATGGCAAAGTCTTCTATTGTTCAAACTAAGAAAAAGAAAGCTGCGCTTAAAATGCGTGATCCTGCTAAACTTGCACAGGTTGCTCGTAAAAAAGTTATGCAAACCTATAGAGATAAATTTTATCCTGACTATGAAATGGCCTCTATGCAACAGAAAGTTAAGATAGATCAAAAGATACA